TCGTGATAACCTCACGCCGGGTTTGGATGAGGAGTTCCCTTATAAACTCCCAGATGTCAGTTTTGGCACAAAGTCATAATTTCCAGATTCGCAAACGAAACCACAATATTATATATTATTATTATTAAATAAATAATTTTTTTATATATATTATTTGGTGGATAGGTCGCTCTTCTGATGCCTTCATAGTTTATATGAAGATGAAATTTTAAACTGCAAGATATGGAATTAAAAATACTTAGACAACAGATTGATGAGTTTAGTGACTCTATTGATTTTATAATTTATATTATAACTGATCAACAGGGTTGCTTAATACTCACTACTGGAAGTCCTGGAATTTACCGTTTGATTGATTCAACGATAATACAGGGTGTCCCAGACATTTCAACACGTAAGTCTATTATAACTTTAGCACAATTAGTGCTTAATTATAATAGCCTAGTGAGGAAAGGAATCTAGTATTGTCCAAAATAGATTTAAGACTGAGTTCTTTAATTTGACCTTAAAAGATCTTATTAAAGGTAAGAAGAAGAATAAACAAATGTTTGTCTTTCCTCTTACTGCTCAAATCTTGCAGTGACTTTGCCTCTGTGTAAAAACAGAGTCATCAATCCCGATACAGGCCCTTCTTGGTCTTTGTTTACATTTATATGTTATACAAAGATCTAGGGGTACAGTTTGAACAATTTTATATTGTAAAGCTGTACGTGGTAATTTATTTAATTATTTTTCACAAAATATTTTAAATAATGACCCCCTAGCAAAGACTACAAAAGATGGTATCCCAGTGATACTAGGAGATCTTATTCCATATATACGTAATAGATCATACATAATTATATCTATGATTTTTACTGTATTAATGGCAACAAGATCTCTGAGTGTCGGAAAAGAACCAAATATCGAATCAATTATTGCGCCTGCAACTATGCAGCCTCATAAATTAGATAAGAATATGGAACTTTTCTGACGTGTTCTGGGATACAGACCTGCAACCCGTGGTAAACCTCGTTCACTTCTGGGCAATCTTATTGACTTTAGAGTTAAAAGTGGTCCTAATGGACATGCCTTAAACTCTTGTCATATAGATGCTCAGATGATTCCTGATTCTCTACTTGACTCACTTATTATTTTAGGTGGTCAAAAGTTTAGAGTTATCAAAAAATTGAAAGAGGTTGTATTCTTTCCTTTCTTTGACCATGTAGGATATACATGAAAAACATCTTTTAGACAAACTAAATTGTCTGAATGATCAATTCGTAGATTATCTTACTTTGGTGATAAAGAAAATAAAGTTAGAGTTATTGCCTTATTTGACTATTTTAGTCAATTGGCTTTAAAACCACTTTATAAGTATTTAGAAAATACCTTAAAAAGAATACCACAGGATTGTACATTGGATCAGGCAAAGTTTATTAAACTTTTGAATTTAAAGGATGGAAATTCCTATCATAGTATTGATTTATCAAATGCTACTGATAGATTTCCTATATCTCTTCAAATTCAATTGCTAAAAAAGCAGTTACCTGACAACTATGTCGATGCTTGACGTGATGTGATGGTAGGCTACCCATTCCTTTATGAAAAGGATGGAGATTCAACAACTGTTAATTACAGTGTTGGAACTCCGATGGGTGCTTACACATCATTTCACGCGTTTGCTTTAACTCATCACTTTCTTATCTTCCATTGTTGTGTAGAATTGGGTTTAGTCTGAAAAGACTTACCTTATTCTATACTGGGAGATGATATTGTGATTTGTAACGACAAAGTTG